GGCTGGCCGACACCTTCGCCGAGCACAACCTCGCGACCCGCCAGGACAACGGGGCGTCGCGGTTCCTGATCGAGCAGCGGATCAACGCCGGGGCGATGGCCGGCCAGGACCTGACCGGCTCGTGCGACCTGTACGACCGCGTCACCGCGACAGCCGTCGACTGGAAGAACATCGGCCCCTCCGCGCACAAGACGCTGCGAGCCGACCTCAACGCCGGGCGAGGACCCAAGCGCGTCTACCGCAAGCAGCTGCACACCTACGGGCTCGGCTGGACCCTGCGCGGACTGCCCGTCGACCACGTCATGCTCGTCGCCCTCCCCGTGGCCGGCGAGCTCGACGACGCCCTGCACTGGTCCGAGCCGTTCGACCCCCAGGTGGCCCGCGACGCCATGGCCCGCGTCGACCGCATCCACGCCCTCACCCAGGCGCTCGGGCCCGCGGCGTTCGCCGTCACGAACGGGCAGCTGCGCGCCGCCGGGGTCGCGGTCCTCGCCGACGGCCCCGACGAGGACCTGGCGCTGCCCACCGACGACGGCGGATGCCGGTTCTGCCCGTGGCTCGCCGGGGGCAGCGACGACCTGGCGACCGGCTGCCCGGGCGCGGCACCGCGACGCATCGAGGCATCCCCACTGACGTCCCTCGTCGGCTGACGAGGGCGGGCACCAACCCTCCACCCATCAACCCAGGACAGGACAGCGCACATGAGCCTCAGCAGCCTCACGGACCTCCTCGCAGGGGGCGGCAAGTCGGCCAAGTTCGAGAACCCCGGGGACACCATCGCCGGGACCGTCATCAAGGCCGAGGTCCGCCAGAAGACCGACCCCGACACGTCCAAGCCCGAGTTCTGGGACGACGGCCGGGCCGTCGAGCAGATCGTCGTCACCCTGTCGACCGAACTGCGCGACCCCGACGACCCGCAGGACGACGGGCACCGCAACGTCTACATCAAGGGCTGGGGCGACCAGCTGAAGGCGCTCAAGGCGGCCATCAAGGCGTCCGGGGCGAAGGACATCCAGCCCGGCGGGCGGTTCGTCGCGCAGCTGACCGGCAAGGGCGAGCGGGCCAAGCCGCACCTGTCCCCGCCGAACATCTTCGCCTACGCCTACACGCCGCCGGCCGCCGCCGCCGTGTCCAACCTGCTCGCCGAGCCGGCCGCCACGCCCGTCCAGCAGCCGCAGGCGCCCGCTGCGCTGCCCACGCCGGGCAACCCCTTCGCCAACCTCACGCCCGAGCAGATCGCCGCGCTGGCCGCGCTGCAGCAGGCGCAGCAGAAGCCACCGTTCTGAGCGTCGGCAGGACACGGAGAAGCCCGGTCGCGCTACGGCGACCGGGCCGGCGGGCGTCGACGGGCGGATTAGTTGTGCAGGTCAGAAGCGATATGATCGCCAGGAACGTACTGAGGGGCCGAGCGTGTCCAGCGCTCGACCCCTCTGACCACCCCGCCCTTTACCCTGGGAGGTGGCCAATGGCCATCATTCTACGTCCGCCCGCCGTGACCGCTACCGGCGGCGCATCGTGAGCCTCGACGCCCGCCCCGTCCTTGCGTGGGCCAACGCCGGCTGCTCGGTCATCCCCGTGCTCGCCGACGGCAGCAAGAAGGCCGCCGGGTCATGGAAGGCCGCGCAGAGCGTCCGAGCCAGCCTCGACGTCGTCATGGGCTATGCCGAGCGCCACGACGGCATCGCCGTCGTCTGCGGCACCGTGTCCGGCGATCTGGAGATGCTCGAGCTCGAAGGGCGGGCGATCGCCGACGGGTACGGGGACAGGCTGCGGGCCGTCTGTCAGGACAACGGCGTGGACGACATCCTCACCGTCGTCGCCAACGGGTGTATGACCAAGAGCCCTTCCGGCGGCTACCACATGTGGTTCCGCACCGACGGCAAGGCCAGGCCGAACACGAAGATCGCCCGGCGGCCTGGAACCACGCAGCCCGTCGAGGTGCTCATGGAGACCCGGGGCGAAGGCGGATACGCCGTTGTCCCACCCTCGGGCGGGGGAGTGCACCCGACCGGCGAGCCCTGGGTGCAGGTCATCGGCAGCCCCGCCAGCATCCCCGTCATCACCGTCGAGCAGCGCGACGCCCTCTACGCTGTCGCGTCCCTGCTCGACGAGATGCCCCTCGTCGACGCGCCGGCCGAGGAGCCCCGCACGCCGCGGTCGCCCGACAGCGGCAAGCGGCCCGGGGACGACTACAACGAACGCGCCACCTGGGACGAGGTCATCGGCGGCCACGGGTGGACCAAGGCGGCCCGCATCGGAGCCGGCTACGGGTGGCGCCGCCCCGGCAAGGACACCCCCGGTATCTCGGCAACCACCGGGCAGCGCGACGACGCCGACCGGCTCTACGTGTTCACCACGTCCACCGAGTTCAAGTCCGAGACGCCCTACAGCAAGTTCGCCGCCTACGCGCTCCTGGAGCACGGCGAGGACTACAAGGCGGCGTCCAAGGCGCTCCGGGCCGCCGGCTACGGCGACCCGCTGCCGCCGCGGGAGAGCCCCGGGGAGCAGCTGCGCGGGCTCATCGCGGCCAGCCCGGGGCCTGAGACCAACGGGACCGCCGCACTGGCGACCGTCCACGCGCTGCCGTCGCCCGAGCCGGGCGACGAGCAGCACCGCGGACAGCTGCGCTTCGCCGAACGGATGACCTGCGCCTACGGCCAAGAGCTACGGCACGTCCACGGCATCGCCTGGCACGTCTGGGACGGGACCCGATGGGCCGAGGACCAGGACGGCGAGGCGCTGCGCTCGGTTGTCGACACCCTCAAGTCGGCCCTGCGTGACCTGGCCGGACTGAGCGGGCAGGAGCGCGACGACCTCTACAAGGACGTGCGGCGCGTCGAGTCCGCATCCGGGCTGAATGGCGTCCTGGACATCGCCGGGAACCTGCGCCCACTGGCCGTCACGCACAAGGCGATGGACTCCGACCCCCACCTGTTCAACACCCCCGCCGGGACCATCGACCTGCGCACCGGCGACCTGCGTCCCCACCGTCGCGAAGACCACATCACCAAGTGCGCCCGGGCCGGCATCGGCGACGAGCACGACGACGAATGGACAGCCTTCCTCGAGCGCATCCTGCCCGACGTCGAGGTCCGCACGTTCATCCAGCGGCTCATCGGCTACTCCATGCTCGGCGAGGTCCGCGAGCACCTCATGCCGATCTTCAACGGCGACGGTGCCAACGGCAAGGGGACTCTGCGGGACGCGATCCTCCACGCCTTCGGCGACTACGCGCACGAGGTCGACCCGGCGATGCTCATGGAGAGCAAGCACGAGCGGCACGGCGCGTTCAAGATGCAGCTGCGGGGCCGGCGCCTCGTGTTCTGCTCCGAGACGGAGCGGGGTCGCCGGTTCGCCGAGGCGACCATGAAGCGACTGGTCGGTGGCGACCCCATTGAGGCCAACCTCATGCACAGGAACCCGATCAGCTTCGACCCGTCACACACGCTGATCATGCTCACGAACCACCTGCCCCAGGTGTCCGGCGACGACCCTGCGGTCCGGCGCCGGATGCTCGTCGTCCCGTTCGACGTCGTCATCCCCGAGGAGGAGCGCGACGGGACGCTGAAGGAGCGCCTGCGGGCTGCCGCGCCCGCCGTGCTGCGCTGGGCGTTCGAGGGGTGGCAGGACTACCTCAAGGTCGGCCTGCGGGCACCTGAGGCGGTCCGGATGCGCACCGAGGAGTACCTGACGGACAGCGACGCGCTGGGGCGGTTCGTCCACGAGGGGTGCATCGACTACGGGGAGGTCGGAGCCACGGACCTGTTCGAGCGCTGGCGCGACTGGTGCCGCGATGCGAACGAGCCTCCCGGCAACGCCACTTCGTTCGGTCGGGCGCTGGGGAAGCGGCCCGGGATCACGAAGAAGATCATGAACGGGCGAGTCCGCTACGTCGGCATCGACCTGCAGCCGACTCCCGAGGATGCCGCGGCCAGGGAGCGCCACTCATGATCCAGACGCTTCGGACGACCCAAAACCCTCACCTACCCCCTACTAGAACGATCATGACGTTTCCGCAGGTCAACAGCGGTTTGGTAGAGGGTTCGAGAGGGTTAAGAGGGTTTCCCCGTAACTCTCCATGTGCGCACGGATGGAAGTTATCGGGAAACCCTCCCTCACCCTCTACAACCCCCACCTGGACGGAGATCGCAAGATGATCAATGCCCCCGAGTCCACGCCACGCGCCGCGGTCATCCGAGCTATCCGTAACTGGAGCTCGCCGGGGGCATATGTGGTGACCATCCGATGCCCGCTGTGCGCCGAGAAGCACATCCATGGCGCGCCCACCCTGGACGATCTCCGGCGGGGGATGGGCGACCGCGCAGGCCACTGCCGCCGCCCGGGGTCCGGCTACGTCATCGAGCCCTACGCCGGGCCCATCTCGAGGCCCAGGTGACCCGCCTGC